TGGTGTTCCGGGTAGTGTTCCGGGAGAAAATACTTGATTATCCCACGCAACTTCTAGAGTAGGTTGGTGAATCGTGTGTGTCTGTGACGAAAACACTCGCACAATACCTTCATTATCATTATCCTGCTCATCGGTGGTTGGGAACTGTAACGCTAAACCATAGAATGAATTTTGTAGAGATTGGCTTACAAACGGTCTAATAATATTTGTTACATCAACTCTAATATCTTGGATAGGATACGTGCTTAGTGTAACACTTGCAGAAGTAGACCCCGTTAAAAAGTCTCCACCAGCCATACTCCATGATGTTGACGTATTAGTTTGTCGCCACGTTGCACCATCATTTACATTTTTTATATTTTGATAAAAATATCCACTACCCTCGTCCCATGACTGAGATACTTGATATACAAGAATTTTTTGATTTCGTTTTACTTCACTGGCGTATGCTAATCTTAAATTTAAAAAATAACTAGCAGTTGCAGGAACACTTGCAGTAGTTGGTAAATCAAAAAATAACAAACTTCTTGCAGACGACCCACTATACTGTGGAGTTTGCCATGCATCATTTGGTACCTTACCAATTTCTAATATTTCATCAAGTCCTGCATTATTAGTAGGATACGCTTGATACAACGTGGTATCCTTCGAAGGAATTAAAAATTTTCTCATTGTGTAGCGGTTCCTTTGATATCAGTACGTGGATACTTTAACTCAAAAATACTTGGGTCTAAACTTGGATAGATGATGCCATTTTCTGTTGCTTCATCAATATTATATCTATAATTTTGATAATCCAGTCCATCTCTTGATTGATACTTATCGTAGATTCTTAAACTTGTTATTGTCTGAACACCCTCTACTGAACCAATCGCGTAATTTAAATCTGCCAATATAATCGGTTGATTGATGCTCCACTTACTTTTGTCGAAAAAGTCTTCTATTGTACCAATTACTCTCGCCAGTACGTCATTAATATTATAGTTTTTAAATACACGTATACCGAAGTCAATACCTATATTAATTATAAATGCGTCCAAAATATTTACATCATCAGTCAGCATTCTAAACTGTTCCAAGTATAACGCGAAATTATTCTTGGTTACCGTATTTAGTGTTGTAAAGTTACCAACGCTATCATATCCTAGTGTATATAAATTAACTGAGTATGGTCTAATATTTTCGGTGACATACGTATCAGTTTGAAATTGCATTATGGCATTAAGTTGTTCATCTCGTAATGCATATGCCTTTGCAATGACGCCGTATTTAGGCGGTAGTGCATGCGTTCTAACCACATAGTCTTCAACAGTTACAACACGATTCTGTGCGTTAAAAAACGCCATTGCATTTTCTCTAATTTCTTCAATGCTTTCACCACTTCCACCACCAGTTGCGGGTAATGGGTTTAATACAGACAGTCCTTGTACGCCTAGATTAAATTGCGCTATCTCTGCCGCAGTATATCCTGACGTATCATTTAACAGAATGAGAGACTCTACGTTTGTAATTGTACCTGCTGATGTATTTGATGCAACACCGCCACCTACAAGATACGTAACCGTCAACGTTGTGTTAGATGGTGATAGTCCAAATGCAGTACTATTCAAGAAATTTAAGTTATTTAATGCAACGTTTCCAACGGAATTAGCAATAATATCACCGTATTGATTATTTGCAATTTGTCTGGAGTCTACTGTGACATCCACATCAGAATCGTTAGATTCTCCAGAACCAAACATAAGTTCAACGCGAAAGTTTCTGTTTACTCTGGTTACGAATCTACGTGGAACTTTTTTCAACCGAAGGCCGTACATGGGCATGTTACCGTCTTCCCCGTTATCTGATACTTGTACATCATCCATGATGACATCTTGTGCTAAATAATCAACTTCGTACCATGTATTATTATTAGAATCCACTACGCTTTCTATCCCAACAATAGATTCGTTTGGCATGGTTACTGTTGAAAATTTTTGAGCAGAACCAAACGCAAACTGTGTTGTTTTTCTACTAGCAGCTATTACGTCTACTCCACGCTTCACAACTAAAAAGTCTGCGGGTTCTGTTCCTGTGAATGAGTTTGGAAAATAATCTTCTTCAGTTATATCTCTAAAGTCTACGGGTTGTGTTAAAATAAATCTTGTAGCGGATGGCGTATTTGTTGTAAAACTAGACCCTTCCGCTAATTGTGGTAAATAGAGACTATTTGGTATGTAAGTATTTGTGGTCGTATCTAATATACGCGGTACAATAATACTAAGGTCTACCTGTGTTGATGCCGCCCCAACTAATTTTGGTTTATATCCTAAAAATTGAGAAATAGATACAACATTTTCAGGCTGCTCAGCATATGCCATCAAGTTTTCTTTAAACTGATTGTCTATGTAAAATGACAACACATCGCCTAAATATGATGCCATTTCAATGAACATCATACCCGGAGACGCTTCATTAAAATCCGCATACGTGTTTGGATAATACGCTTTTGCAAATTCTATAAAGTTTTGTCTAAAGTCCGTAAACGTTTTAGATAAATAATTTATCTGCTTAACATTCGGTCTAGGTTGTATCTTAATCGGTTGTGTTGTTGCCATTTATAGCTCCAAGTAATTATACCGTAACCGTTATTGCATCCAAAACATTTGGATTGTTTCTAAATCTATATGTAAGTTGTAAATCAATTCTATTAGGATTATTATTTACAGGTGTTTGTGCTTGAAAGTCTACTAATTCAAGGAACGGCATCCATCTATTTACTGACTCTACAACACTTAATCTAGCGTTATCTAACGTATCAGATGTAATGTTTTCGAATAAAATACGATGTAAATCTGTACCAAATTCCGGTTGCATCAGACGTTCGCCTTTCCGTGTTAAAATCAAATTTTTAAAATTTGACCTAATTTGTTGAAAGGTGGAGGTTGATTGTTCAAACATTCCAGTATTACCATTTCTAATTGGAAGAGTAATGCCAATATACTTTTGTGCCATATTACTTACTCAACCCTAGTTTCTTCATTACCGCAGAATAATCCCTGTTAATAGCTTGGAACGCAGGATTAGTATCTGACACTCCCTGCGGTGGTGCTGGCATTACCGGATTAAGGTTGTTAGTGGTTGCAATTATGGTATCACCGAGTCGTTCTAATCCCATCATTTGAGCTAATTGCGAACGTGACAACTTTGCAGACGGGGCAGAAGTAGTGGTTGAATTTTCTTGCAATGTTTTAATTTCAGCAACAGCTTCTCCAAGAAGCTTCGGTAATATCTTTTTTACCTCTTCCTCTACGGTCTCTTTCACTAATTCTTTTACATATGCTCTAAATAATGCTTTATCCATAAAATCTATCCTCTATCAAAGATTCGGTCGTTTGAGCACACTGCTTGCGTTAATCAAACGAGAAATATCATTGGTTTGCTTTCGTCTAGCCGTAAACGGTGTTTTTTCCAAATTTGCTGATTCTAGTTGTGTCTGCATCAATCGCCTCTGTTGTGCTAATTTCTTTTGTTCAATAAGTTCATTGACACGGTTTAACAATTGTGCTGGTGTTGGTATAGGAATGACTGGTACCGATGGAATCAATTTTTCTAACAATCCAGCAACAGATACATCTGGAAGTTCTGGAACTGTGTTGGCTTGTTCAATGTTAGTAATTCTCTCATTCAAAATTTCAGTTACTTTATCAAAATCTACAGACCCGTCCGGTAACCTATATTGTGCTGATAATCTATCTACCAACCCACTTGGTATTAAACTGTTAACTAAGGACGAAACGCCTTCAGATGCCTCCGTATTTAACACATCATCAAGATTGACATCAGATTCCAGCAAACTTTTTGTTGCGTTATCTAGTTGCTGCGTAATGTTTGGTAGATTTGGAAATCTTGGAATTTCAGGAATTAATCCGTCACCAACATTTACCTGTGTTCTTAGGTTTTCTGGTAGTTGTGGTAATCCTGTCATATGTTGCGTTCCAATGTAAAGTTGTCTTTACTATTAAATACAGCAGTTGTTGGTTTGGCACCAGCTAACAATGCGCTCATCGTTGTAGCTATGCTACCAAGTTGCGTTGCTAATGCTGCTGTGGCTGGCGTTGGTGTAGCCGCTAGCACAACAGGAGGCAGTCCGGGTAAAGTAACCAAGAAACTTGCTGGTTGTAACAGTCTACTAACCACAGAATTTAACAAATTTACATTCGTAACCAACGTAGTTAAATAACCTGCTAGCTTATTTCCCAGCACCAATGGTTCCATCCCAGTGGCATACCCTCCTATAAATATCCGTTTACCTTGGATTATATAGTCTCCGGGGACTTCGTAGC